GTCCAAAGGTCAATTCTGTAAGCACCAAGTTCAATAAATCCCTGGTATTTACCGCCCTTATTCATAAGCTGAGGAGCCAAAGCACCAAGATTAAGACCAATATTAGTATTTACTCTTGATTTAACTTCATCGTTTTTAATGAAAGCTTCCCAAGCTTTAATACCGAAAATTGCAGTTTTAGCATCAACAAAACCGTCTTCACGGATAGCATCAGCCAAAGTTTCAAGGTCAGCAATTGGATCAGCACCATTAGCAGACCACAAAGTAGTTACAGTCTTAATATGAGTAGCCTTTGGATTAAAGTCCAAAGTATAAGTAGCAACACCCTGGTCATCAGTAAGAGTGATAGTACCTGTCTGAAGAACCTGAGAAGCCTGAAGTTCTACAGAACGTTTAAGCATTCCGAACATAAGGACAAAAGCTCTTTTAAGGATATTAACCAAACGACCATACCAGTCACCAATTGCAGCATATTCATTTTCGCCAGGCTGACGTTTCATCAAGTCAAAAATATTAACTGGACGTTCAAGAGAATATACAGGAGGTTTAACTGATTTACCTGTAAATACATCATCAGCAATAGCAATAGCACCATCACCAAGGTTACGAATAACAGGAGCTACTTCTTCAGAACCGCGAACAATGTCAAGGTCAATGAATTCAGCATCTGTATAATCTTCTTCAGTAGTTTTGAAGAAAGATGAAAGGAATCCCATTTTGTCCATTTTTGGAACATTCTGGAATAATTTAAGAATTTTCTCTTTAAAAGCACTCTGCATAATATTCTCCTAATTACTGGTTATCCAAACCATTTACTTCAGTTGTAGGAAGAGCAACAATACCACAAGCTTTCAAAGCATCAAGCTGATCAGCAGTAGGTTCGTTGTCATCAACCAAAACAAGTTCTTTATGAACTTTTCCAGAAATCAAAGCACGGCAAGGAACATTACCTGCAGCAGATAAAGTTGTATCATCATCAACATAAACAGCAACAGGAGAACCTGTAGAACCGTCCCATACTTTCATAAAACCATCAGCACCACGAGCAAGAATTGCACCTTTTTTAAGAGTACCTGCAGATGCAAAAACAACCTTGCTTGTTTCAAATTCGCAGTCACCAAACTGCACTAATTTATCAGAACCATAGTTATTAATAGTCATGTTAGCCATTAGTTGCCTCCAAGAGCTTTTTCAAAAGCTTCCATTTTTGCTTTTTCGCCATCTTCTGCAGAAGTAGAAGCTTCTGGAGTAGTGATTGGAGCTACGTTGTCTTCAATACGAGCGCCAGCCTGAGCATAAGCAATTTTCTTTTTGAAATAAGTAGCCTGAACATCATCATCAGCTACAGCTGCACCAGAATTAATGTATTCTGCAGCAACATCCATACAACCGGCAGCTTTACCCATTTTAAGATGAGCAGAACAGCGGGAACGTTCTTTGTTCACGCCAGCTTCGATTCCGGCATTCATAACTTCAGCATAAAGAGCTGGCTCTTTAGCCTTAAGTTCTTCTAATGTCATAGAAGTCTCCTCCACATTTTCAGCCAGAACGGCTGACGTTTTATTTTTCTGAGCTTTTGGCTCATAAGTACCAAACATTGCAGCACAACGGTCAAAAGAAGCCTTTTCGTTTTCTTTTTTAAGTTCTGCCATTGTTTTTGAAACGCTCATTTTTACTTCAGCAAAAAGAGCATCACGGGCAGTATCCGAAATGTCACCTTCAGAAGAAATACATTCATCGGCAAAACCTTCAGATACAATATCCTTACCAAAAATATAAGATTCATCATCCATCATCTTACGGACAGTTTTTTCGTCTTTGCCAGTAATCTGACAGTAAGTATTACGCATCATTGCATCAATCTTCTGGAGTAAATCACTTTCCTTATCAAGATCATTGTGATTACCCATAACAACCGACCATGCGTTATGAATCATATAAACAGAATTGTCTTCAACAATAATTTTGCTGCATTTACGAACGCTTTTTGCAGCTAAAGCAATAACACTGGCAGAGCTTGCAGCCATACCCTGGATATAAGTTTCAATTTCAACATCAGGATTTTCACGGGCAAAATCACGGATAGTGTTAAAAATAGAAACACACTCCCAAACTGAACCGCCAGGACTATCAATAGTTAAACGAATCTTTTTATCTTCATCAAAAGAATTAAGTTCATTACGAATAAAATCAGCAGTAATGCCTTCATCCCACCATGAACCGCCAATCTGCTTATTCACTAAAATAGTTTTCATACTCTTATTTTTATTCTTTTAAAATCAAAAAACTATCAACAAAACAAAAGTTTTATGTTATTTTCGACATATTTATTATAATAAAAAAGCCACTACTTTCAAAAGTAGTGGCGTATTCAACACATTATTTATCTTCAAAATGCTTTAAGAAATATAAATTACACATCGCATGATCCAGGTGACTTTTCCCGCTTTCAGGGTCAACAACTTCACCATTCTGCCATGCAGTAAGATGGCGGAGCAAGGCTGCAAAATATCGCTTCTTAGCTTCCGGAACTTTTTTCCAGTTATCAGGAGCATATTTCCTGGCACCAAAAGTAAGAACTTCAACCATACCTTCAAGGCTTTTAAGTTCCACAAGGCTCCAGTCAGGTTTACCATTATCAGCTTTCACACCTTTTCCAGAATGTAAATCATCACAAAGTTTATCTCCAATATTCATCTTGTCCATTATTTCCCGTACCCCATACTCATCTTTCCAGTCAAACATTTTTAGGCCTCAAATAACCCAAAAGATTATCAATAGTTCTGATTACAAGTTTTGCCCCATCTTGCTGGAATCCATTCTGTTCAAAAACAAGTAAATCCCGCCCGTGCATATTTCCAACTACAATAGCTACATGACCATATTTATTTGTTTTACTTGCATTCCAAATTACCACATCGCCGGTTACAGGACCTTTTGTTAAACGCTCAAAATATTTCATTTCCAAGGGCATTTTTTCATAATTCAAAAAAATATCCTTAGCCCCTTCAACGCTGCCAGTATGAGGAATATTAAGAACGTCTTTGCAGTATTGCCGGAATAAATCCACACACTGGGCTCCATACACCCCGTCAAAATCAACCTTTTTGAAAATATTCGTCGTTATAAACTGATCTATTTTCATCACTTACACCCTCGTAAAGATTTTTTATTCTGAAGTAATATTCTTTCTGAGCTTCATACCAGTTCTTAAACTTGAATATTTTTTCGTACTCATCAAGATCCATATAAACCCTGTTAGTTTCATCTTCATACTCTGTATTAAGCTCAGGGAAATCAGTCCAGAACAAATCAGGACAAGTATATTCAATCTTACTGCTTGCGCATCCTGTTATTAATAGCGTTATATTTATCGCGACCAGTAAGCCCGTTAGTTTCATTATTTTTCTTTTCAGTTTCATTAAAAACCTCAGTCATAATCTTTTTTTGATTCACTTCCAGTTCCAGCTGATAGCGTAATCTTTCAGCTCTATCATGTTCATTTTTATAAAGCTCGCATTTCTTGCGCCAAAGCTTAAAAAAAATAAACATACCGCCACCAAGAGCAAGAATAATACAACCAAGTATGACACAAATATTACTCAGCATTATCATCTTCCTTAGCAGTGCCAGAACTTAAAGCATCGCTCACAGCAAAACCGACTTTCTGAACTCCATTAACACCAAGGTAAGTAATAGAGACAAAGAAAAAATCCTGCAAAGCAGAACTAATTAAATCGTCTCCAGTATTTCTTACAAAACTTAAAACAATAATTCCAATCATTAAAATAAGCCATGTAATCCATACCAGAAACTTGCGACTAGTCATTTTATTTTTATTTTCTGTATTTTCTTCAGCCATAAATCAACCTATTTAATTATAAAACTCCATATCAAAGCAAAAATTGCTGTAATCAAAGCTCCTAAAAAACCACTACCAATCTTCTTCCATATTTCAAGGGCATCCTTTCCAGCCTTATTTTCAATTCTGGTCAAACGCTCTTCCATTGCAGTATCAGTCTCCTCGCTTTTTTTTTCCAGCTTCTGTAGAGTCTCTTTAATTGTTACCAGGTCATCAGGAACATTACTAAGTTTTTTCAACGCTTCATCATGCTCCGTTACCTTATCCCTTAAAAACTTCATTTCCGATTTCATTTCTTGCATCTGTACAGCAGTAGTTTTCTGCAGCTCAAACATCTGTAACATCAGCTCTTTATTTGTCATTCCGTCGCTCATTTTGAACCTCCTGACATATCGTCGCTATCGTTATCAGAATCAACGCTTCCTCCCTCACCATCGTAAGGGTAAGCATTCTTACCGTTATTATCCTCAAGAATCTTAGGATTAAATCCCAGCTGGTGAGCATAATCAATTTCTCGCTTCAAAATCTGTACAGTCTGTCTAAAACTCTTTCCATTCAACCTTCTACACTCATCATCAAAAGTAGTAAGACCATTATCAAGAGCATCTTGTGCAGCCTTCACATCCTTAGTTCTTTCAACACTAGGCCGGCTAATACCACTCCAAGAACAACTAAGCCATGCAGCTTTAGTGCGCCATTTAGAACTATCTGCAAAAGCAATTACAAAACCAGGAAGGTTAATCTGATTATTCAAAACCGCCTGAATAACAAACTCTTCAAAAATAATCTGACAAAAATCCTTAGCATTCTTGTAGTTTCTATATTTCAAGTAAACTTCAAATTCATTATTAGCCTGACGGCTGGCAGAATAACTGCTGGTAAATTTAAGCTTCACAATTTCAGGAGGAATTTCCAAAGCCCAACAAATAGCATCAAGAACCGCGCCCTCAAATGCAGCATAATTAACATTAGGACGATTAGTAGCATAGCTCACAACTTTCTCGCCAGGAGCAAGATCGTCAAAAGCAGTTCCCGGTTCCATTAAAGAAATAGGCTGTCTGTGAGTAACCTCATCATTTTTGAACGGTCCAACTTCATGTACAGGACGTGCAAGACCTGCAGTAGGACGTGTTCCTATAACAGTATCAGGATCCTTTTCCACAGTAAAAGCAATTAAAGCATTAATAACCGCAGCGCGAACTTCCGCATCTTTATAACGGTCAATATCCTTAAGCATACAAAGAACACAACCTAAAAGACTTTCCCCGCGTACCTGGTCAGTCATCTTTTCAGAACCATAAACCATCCAGCTTATCTGTCTTCCAGATTTTTCACCTTTTACAGGTATTCTTTCAAGTTTAATAGTATTACCGTTTATAGTTTCCACATAATAAGCAACATGACGGCCATATTCATCAAGCTCAACGCCATTCTTAATATAATGTCCCTGTGCAAGCTTTGTGCTGTCAATAGGACATTTAATATGTGAGCCATTAATCCATTCCCAGCTTGGAAGTCCTGTATATCTGTTCACCCTGGAAACAACAATACCGTCCCCACACAATAAAGCTTCACGTCTTACAGTTTCCTGAAACTCTCCAAAAGTAAGCTGTTTTTTAAAATCAAACAATTCGTAATTATTGGCATAAAGTTCAAACTCAGAAGTAATAATGTCCCCGTATTTTATAGCCATATCAGTCTGGCTGAATTCATCAAGTTCAGGCCATAAAACAGGACCAATCGGGTTACTGTTTGCAGTAAGCCCTGTAAAAATCTCATTGCGAACAATCCTGCGAATTAAACCTTTTGCATAGGCATTTTCTGTAAAAAGCTGAAGACTTCTCTTACAAAGTTTTTCCCGGTCAAACACTTCAAAATTCTTTGTAATACCAAAACTACCAGGATATTTATCTCCATCCCATGTAAATTTTACACCGGCATCAGCAAAAACCTTTTT